TTGAAAAACTAGATAAAGACGAGCATTGATACCAAGCGTAACTTACATCTAAAGCCTCTGGCAAGGGTGTGCTAAAACTAGTTATTGGATTCCCAAGCCATGTCGCATGGAAATTATTACCTTTACTTAAATCGATGTCGTTAGGGAAACTTGTAAGTCCAGTGTCTCGCCATGCAGCCGTAAAGTTTACATTGGTCGCCTCCGTGCCGAGCTTTGCGCCGCTTGGGAATGATGTCAGTGCCGAGCAATCCCGCCATGCGCTGTTAAAGTCAGAGCAGCTCTTGAGGTCTACCGCTTCGAATGAACTAAGTGAAGTATCTTGATACCACGCGTAAGTCACTGAAGTTGCAGAGGGTAAATTTGTATTAAAACTAGTTAATCCCGTGTTACGCCAAGCCTGTGAAACATTTAGAGCTACCGGCAATGAATCTAAATTGAACTGCGTTAGAGCTGAACAGTAACCCCATGCAATACTTGCTGAAGTTGCAGTCGGCAACGGTGTGCTAAACGAAGTAAGTCCACTAGAGTTCCATGCGTTATCAAAGTTCACATTGTTCGCCTCCGTGCCTAGCTTTGCGCCCGCCGGAAATTGTTGAAGTGACGAGCAGGATTTCCATGCGTTACTAAAATTATTTCCGTTAGAAATATCGGTGACTTCAAATTTTACCATGTTAGAACAGCCGTCCCATGTATTCTGGACATTAACAGCGGATGACATATTGATATTCTTAAAATCAACAATATCTGTGCGCTGATACCAAAAAGTGTAAAGGACTGTCGCTGAAGACGCATCACTAGAGCCTCGGTCGATTAAAAGTTTCCGAGCGGATTCAATATCTGCATTTGTTGCCGATTCTGGTAATAATATAATACCATAAAGTTCGCCTGATTGACGTGTGTTTGCGTGTCCAAGGTTCCCCAAAAGATTAATCTCAGTGACAGCATTGGCATTCACGCGATACGCAAAGGTTCCGAGTGATGTCCCTACGACCTGCCAGCCAGCTTGGCCTCCGGTGAGCGGAGTGTTAAACAGAAAGTGGTCGCTGTTGTCAGCAAAGTTAATCTTGTAACCATCAGTCGTCGGCCTGTCGTTGTATGTCGGGTTAGAAAGATATTTAAATGGGTCGTCGTTGTCACTTCCAACAATCCGTCCGGGCCATGAGCTACTTCCAGTAAACACTTGGTTAGCACTAGTAGCCGCTCCGTCAAAGAAGTAGTAGCCTTGTGAGTCAATGAGGCTGAACACGTTGTTCCGGTTATTAATATATGAACGCACGGAGTCAGCTTGAGCGTCGGTGATGGTCGCAGGGAACAGGGCGAGATACTCTAGGTCGATGTTAGCAGAGTCTGCTCCGGCTAAACTAGCCGCTGCGATGGTATATTCTTCTGCGCTTATTTGGTCCATTGTGTCGGTCCTATTTCTTTCGTCAGCGTTGTTCGCCCGACTTCTTTGCGCTCCTGCTTGAAATTTTATCTCATGTAATATATCACCGTTGGTATCGTCAAACATCCCGTCATGCTGTGTCTTCCAACCTGCGTAGTATGAAGCAATGTCATCGGTAGATAGACGCGCACTTACAATAAAACCCGTTGAGTCATGTCCTGCCTGACCAGTCGAATTTATCGCGAACACGCGACAAGTCGATTCACCCCCATTACCAAGCACACTAAACGCTGCAAAGAAATAACCGCTATCAATTGTTTGGTTTAAAAGACCTCCAAGTGCGCTATTAGTCCCAGCAAACCGAAGCACCGGCTTCTTGATAATCGTCGCGGGGTCGTTGCCGGATTGATTGATTGTTACCGGACCGCCGACACTTGCTTGGAACTTGGTGTCACCGTGCCTTATGCTCGTTGACCCGTTGAAGTCACAATCGAAGACGACCGATGAGTTGACCGTGAGCTTGGCCTTTTGAATCGCGTAGTTTCCAGCGTGTGCAATGCCAGCTTGCTGGTCAATTTGAAGCGGATGCGTAATCGAACCAGACTGGCCTGTCGCTGTCTGAGTCACTTTCCTTACCGCGTTGATGTCGCAAAATACATTTGTCCCGTCAAAACCATATTTCAAAGTGAAAGGTTGACCGACTACGACACCCGACAAGGCTGACCCGTGGACTCCCTTTGAGAAAACGTAAACATTTTTATTGTTGGCAAACATTAAACCAAAACCAGAATTCCAAACACCTCCACCAAGTGGAAAGATATGGTCTTGAAACCTAGTAATCACCATGTCCACTTCAGCTTCCCAAGTCTGGTTGGCTCCAATGGTAACACTCGGCCCTGTCGCGTAGTTTCCAGTGACGTCAGGGATGTAAAGATAACCACCAAGGTTGCCCTGTGGATTCTTGATTAATGGCAACGCTTTAGGCTGGTTTAGGGCTGTCCCTTGTTTCGCATCGCCGCCTTTTTGTGAACCGCGAGCCAAGTTGCGAAGAACCGGAACTGGCTCAAGGAAGTCAGCGGTGGTCAGGGCTTCTGCTAGAACATCACCAGATGTCGCTGGGCTGGTCAGGGTGGATAGATTGAGTGCCATTGGTTAGAGAATGTCTGAGTGATAAGGCCAGTAGATAAGACGCTTGATGTGGCCGTTGAGGTGGTTTCCAGAAGCATTGTTTTGACCTAGATTCAATCTGTTTAAATTAGAAGGCAAAGTCACTGAGGTGTCTGGAGTTGAGGTCACACCGTTCACAGAATGAAGCGTGTTGTTAGTTTTATAACTAAGCGCACTGCGTATTATTTCATCGAATGAAGACACAGCAGTAGTGGTTACGAAATTAATAGCATTGCTTGCGATTACATAATGATACAAACTTGTATCATAAACAGACACAATTCTGTTTGTAAACCCACCATCGTTAATCGACCACAAATAGTCGCCAGCCGGTTGTGAGGAGGGGCTAATTATAGTTTCAGCATAAACCGTCCCCTCACTCTGGTTGTAGAAATCACTAAAGGCACTGCCGGAAATCACAAGGTCGTCAGCGGCTCGCGTCACGGTGGAACCTGATGTCGGTATGACGCTGGTGCTTACACTTCCGGTCTCTAGCTGTGCGCCCCATACATAGATGCCGCTTGTTCCATCTCCTTGATAACTAATGTTATTAGAATCATCTAAACAAAAGATATTTGGGTATATCGTGGTTGAGGTTTGAACTTGAGTAATAGAGCAACGAAACCAACCACCACCGATAGGTTCAATACTTGCAGTTAAACCGGAGCCTGCTGTCGATATAATTGAGCCACTTGTTAAATCGAAATTTGCAAAATTAGTGCCACCAAAGAAATCTAATTTTAAGTTCCTCCCATTAGTTTTAGCAAAAACTGAAAACGAATGAGCATTTAGTGTTACTGTTGAGGAATTTCTGAAAACACTATGAGTTGAATTTGAAGTGTTTTCTACCACCTTAAAGACATTTGAACTACCATCTGGTGCAGAGGTTTCTTCTGAAACAACACTAACGCCGCTTTTAGTCCACCAAGAAATACCAAAGTCTTCACTGTAAGCCACCAAGTTCGTCGCACTCGGCTCCACCAGTATCATCGGCACTCGTGGGCCAAAGGTTGCCCCTGTGATAAACTTCGGGCTTCCCGTTGTATTCGCCACGAAGGAACTTGCGGTTGTGCCTTCTTCGACTTGGAAGCCGTAGTAATCTGTGAAATTATTAACATCTCCAGCGTAAGAGTTAAGGTCTTTTACAACGGCATAAAGTTCCATATTACCTGAGCCGTTAGCGGTTGCTGAATAAACCACACGATACCAACCCCCACCAACATTTGATAATACTTCACTTCCTGCAATAACATCAACATTTCCTAGCTGGATTGAACTGTTGGAAAAATCAATCGTCACATTGCTTCTTATTCTTGCACTCTCGGTGTAAAAAATGACCGTAGAGTAACTGCCTTCTTTAATGTAGAAAGAGATTGTGTAAGTCGTGCCTGATACAATTTCTTGATTTCTTACTGTTAAATAATGCTGACCGTTGGCCGCTGTTTCTGAAACACGAACACCACCACTAGCTCCGTCTGGGCCGTCAATGTCGGTTAAGTTCCTATTAAAACCAGCATTAGGAGCAGCAGAGTAATCTGTCTGAACTACATGCTGAAACTTCGTCGGGGTCAGCTCGGCTCCCTGTGTGTAGTCAACGCGCACCGTGTTCGCTGGGGCGGTCGCTATGTTACCGTTAACGTCGGTGTAGGTTGCCGTCCCGGCTCTTGTTGCCGTAATAACATTAAGTGTATCAGGCTTAGATGGGTCGAGGTCAAGCGTTGGGTTCTCCAGAGTTCCAATCATGGAATCCTGGGCGTCAAAAAGAAGATAGGGATCAAGCTCGTTGGGGTGAAACTCATTCAAGTTACTTAACCTTTGCGTAAGCGGCCTCGTTAACGGAAGCGTAACACTCCTGTTGACGGCAGGTCTACTCAGCCAAGGTTTCAAGCTGTCCTTCTTCTTTGACATATACCTAGAGATAGATTGGTTTGATAACAACCTTCACACTGAAGGAGCTACCGGCACCTGTAACATTCGCGCGGATGTCTGACAAGGGAGTAGTGAACAATCCACCACCGTTACCAGTAAGAGTTGTGTCGTCACCAAGGGCTACCCAAGTGGTCCCGATCTTTTGCTCAAGGCTGACGGTTGCTCCGTCGAATGTCCCGGCTACAAAGAATCCACTAGGTGTCCCGGTCCCTGTGTTGACTGCGGGTGTGGTTGTTGAATCAAAGGCACCAGCACCACCAGTTAGGTTGGAGTTGGCGATTGTTATGTCTGTGCTAAAGTTTGGCATATCGTTTTGTTAGTAGTTAGAGGTGTTAATGCCAGTGCTAGATCCGGTTCCTAAGCCACCCATTGTTGGCCTGCGTAACACAAGGGATGCCGCACCACGTCTTTTCTTTTTCATCGGGGCCTCTTGCTCAGGTTGTTTAACTGTTTCAGCTACGGCTGTTGGGGGTGGTGGAGATGCGGGGGGCTCCGGCTTGGGGGTCTTGACAGACATGCACATGGGTTATTCGGGGGTAAGGAATTGGTTCTCTAACTGGTCTTCGTGAAGGGTCTTTAGAAAGTTAACAATCTCCCGCTTCCCACTATAAAAATCAATCTCCCGAAGCGAATCGCTAGGGGAGAAATCTTTGCTTGGAACGCGTTCGTCCAAGAACTTTATAAGGTCATCTGGGATGTTAGGAATGTAATCACTCATGTTGGACTTTCCTACTATGGGCCTTATTCTCTATACAACTTCGTTCAAGGTGAGCTAAAGCACGCCAAGCAACAGCCGCCCACTCCCCCTCAAGCATGTGTCGGAGCAAGGCATCAAGCTCATCCTTGGACTTACTCATGTCCCACCATATCTCATCTTCGGGGTGGTGTTGGATGTTACCGTTGTAACTTTGTTTGGCTACTTCCACCAAGGCATGGGGAAAATAACACATCAACCCACGATACAATGGGATCTGTTTACGCTCCTCAGCGGTGCCTTCGATTGTTATTGTGTTGGGGTCCATAGCTTTATCTCCTTTGTTTCTTTGTCATAGTATCCATCTCTAAGGATGAAGGCCATCCGGGCATTGAGTAGGGCATCCTCCTCGGTCATCCCAGCTTTCTCATAGGTGTTAACAACAGTCTGCCACTCGGCACCATCCTTGTTAAGGATCTTTTCGGCTGTCTTTAGGCCCACCCGTGGGACACCAAAGTATCCATCGGTTGCGTCACCGGCAAGGGTTTGCACTAGGTGTTGGAAGTCGGCCTCCTCTTTTGTTATCTTTCGTAGGTCATCCTTAAGGAAGTTATACCAAGTGCAAGGCACCGTCGCGAAGTCCTTGTCACCGCTAACAATAATCGAACCATCAGGGTCACGACTACCAATGATACCGAGGACATCGTCGGCTTCCAAGCGGTCCACCCGGAGAGACTTCCACTCGTCACAAGCCCACTCACGAAGATCGTTGATGCCTAAGGGTGATCGCTTGTCCCGGCGGTGGGCTTTGTAAAGTAGGTTTAGCTCATGGCGAAACGTATAGCGATCCGAGAACACCATTGTTATCTCATCACCGTTGTCTTCGTATGCGTCAAGGATCTCACAGATACAATCCGTCACCATGATGTAGGAATCCTTGAGGTCACTGAAGTCAGAGTGGACTGTGAAGATGTCATCGTCCCATCGGATCTCCTTCTCGGCTGCAAAGGCAGCACGGTAAAGAAGCATGTCGCCGTCTATGTATATTTTTTTCATAAGTCTTTTTAGTGTGTGTCTTTCCAGGTTTTACCAATGCTATACTCACCATCGAGTGGGCATCGGAAGCTTAACAACTTACCAGCCCGTGCCAGTGAGTCACAGAAGAGTTGCCCTAGTTCCTCCGCGTGTTCCTCAAGGCAACTGAACTGGACCTCATCGTGGATGTTACCGTGAAGTTCGTAGGGGTGAGGTGCCGTCTCGTTAAATACAATGAGTGCCTTCTTCATCAGGACAGCGCCACTAGATTGTAATAACAAATTAAGAGCAGAGTGGGCCGAGCGAACCGGGAGTCGTCTTCCATCCAACCCACCTAGCCACTGCTTACCTTTTAAAGCTTGCTCGATAGCATGTTGTAGTTTCTTGATCGCCGGAGTCTTACGCATGAACTCGGCCTTCAATCGTTTACCTTCTCGTCTACTTCCCCCAACAATAGAACCAATCTTCTGGTCACCGGCTCCGTAAAGGAAAGCGTAGATGAAGGTCTTAGCGTGGTCACGTGTAGGTAAGCCTGCCGCCTGTTGGTTAGCTGTGTGAATGTCCCCTTCAATAATTGTCTTACCATACACACCGTTGTCATAAGGATAGAGGTAGTGAGCAAGGCACCTGAGTTCTAAGCCACTGGCATCAGCACCTACTAACACTTTACCCTCAGGGGCCGTGAACAGGTCACGACACTGGGAACCATAGACTGCTCTCGACGCTGGCACTTGGGCTACGTTAGGTTTGCTGTGTGTGCATCGTCCGGTGACTGCTCCGTTTGTATTGACCTCACCGTGGATGCGTCCGTCCTTGACTAATGTTAACCACGCTTGACGACCTTCGGCCACTTGTCCTAGGCGTTTGCTAATAAGGAGATACTCCAATAACAACTTAGCCTCTGGTTTATCTATCTCTTTGAGGACTGCCTCATCAATCTTAGGTCTCTTCCCTTCGTATGCCTCTGGCTCCCACCCCATCTTCATCAAGCGTTCTGCTATCTGGTCCCGGCTGTTAGGGTTGAATGGGATGGTCTTGGTTTTGTTACCAGTCTTGACTGCCTTGTCGGCTAGGACTTGCTTCAACTTCTTTTCCTTGAGGACAAGCTTAAGGCCACCCTTGGTTGCCGCCGTGTAAGACTTACCATCCACCTCAACGGTCCACCCTTTCGGTGTCTTCATC